TCCGGTGATGCTCTTCCCGACAACTATGCGTACTAGAACTAAATATGATGGTCCCAACATCGGCAACCTTGGCCCCTGGAGTATCACGACTCAATCGTGGAATTCCGGTGGCTATTGGAATGCCCCTGTCAGCGGATCCGTCCCCTTAGCGGGGACGTTAATCCAAGACATGGGTGTGTCGTCTATAGAAGACGACATCCAGCCGAGTAAGACTACCAAGTCCGTCACACATACAAAGCGTTCACTCGAGCGCTTTAATATTGATGCGTACGACGAGTATACAGCGACGGATCGTTATAAATATAACGGTCCAAATTGTCACTGGAACTCGTGGGGCACCTATGGGGAGATTGACTTCCCAGATATTGGTGTTTCATATCCGAAGACCGTAAATCAGCTTAAGGCTGAAGCAATGCACAAGTTCCATCAAGCAAACGAGACTGATAATCTCCTAAACTTGATTGAGAGCCCACAATTAGTGAGCTCAACACAGGATCTCTCAGAAAAAGTTCTGAGAGAGATCGGGCGGAATAAGCAGGGTTTCAAAGACCCGCGAATTCCGAACCGAAAACCCCGGTTCGTAGTGCCAAAGGGCATAAGTAATGCTGCCCTATACTGGTCATTCGGCATAGCTCCCCTGTTGTCTGATATGAATAAAATCAATCAGGCTGTGAAGGCCCTAAAGGCCGACATGGATCGGGCGATAAGGAATTATAATAAACCTTATCGCACAACCGCGAAATCCATTGGCAATATAACCATTGGAAATCCTGGTACAGGGTACAGTAGTAACGCTAACAACGACGATAGTTCGTGGTGGCACTCATCGGTTTTGCCGATGGATGTCGCTACGCGCTTAGTCGGTGTTAGAGGTCACAGGAACGTCGAGTATAACACAGAGGCTTTTAAACGCCTCGATTATGTTATAAAACGGTTCATTGCGACCGGACCAGCGAGCCTCGGATGGGAGCTTATACGCTACTCATTCGTGGTAGACTGGTTCGTTAATCTGACAGGTATCGTTGATGCACTCGATAACGCCCTTACGGGCAGCTTCAGGGGTATTGACGATATCTGGCTATCGGAAAAGTGGTCCTGTTGGTGCCCTGTGTATAAACACAAGAGCATTAATTGGACCTCAGACTCCGATGGAAAACAAACAGCGATAAATAAGTTGTCTTATTATCACCGGGAAGCCCTCTCACGCGATCCTACGATCGCCCTGAGTGGCAGGTTTGGAAAAAAGCAAGCTGGCTTAACGCTAGCCTTGCTTCACCAAATAGTGACGAACCTAAAGAGGCCTCTAAAGTGAGTCCTCTACGTTTAGTGTAACCACAGGATACAAACATAATGAATGCTAATATCACCGTAGGTGCACTGTCTTACGTCCAGCGCTTCTCCGAGAAATCGGGGTCGCTCCGGCGCGAAGTAGCTCGTGGGCCTAATCTCCCAACTGAGTTACGTATTTCGCACCAGGATTACGTTGACTCGGCAACTAAGTTGCCAGGTAAGCGTACGCTTGTTCGTTTCGACAGGTACCAGGCGCTCTCAACGGGGGTAATTGCCCCCGTCAGCGCATACGTCGTAGTGACGCATCCTACTGATACACTCGTTACAGGAACCGAAATACTTGCGTGTTTCGAGAACCTGATCGGGTTGCTTCAGGAGGATGATACCGGGCTGGACCTTGCTGACGAAATTTTCGTCAACGGGGAACAGTAACCCACGAAGTTAAACTTCGTTCCTAGGCTTTTGCCTAGTTGCCTATAATGAGTCGAGTAAACCAAATGGTCCCTATGTGGACTGTTTCGTCAGTTGTATATACAAATGAATAAACTAATCAGCATTGGAATCAATGGAAGATCAATCATGGTTGACAAAATTGTCTCTCAAGATTACTTCCTCGTTCACGTCAACCGTGTAAGGTTACTAGTAAGTACGGATATCCCGAAAACTAGTTACATACACCTTAGACGTTTAGCGAGACTAGTCAGGTTTGTTGAAGATGTACATGCCCTAACGGGCGTGGACAACCTTTCACTTACCTGCTGGGAAGACCTCGGCCCTAAGGGCGGGTTTATCGGTATCCCCAACACCATCCAACGATTAATAGTAATCGTGGAGGACTTACTGCTGGTCACAAGACCAGCAATAATCCACCAAGTGTTGGGCAAGCCAGGCGGTGATAATAATATCATTCAAAAGTTCTCAAAACAAATTAAAGATATCAAAACACTATAACTAGCGTAGTAACTAAAATACTAGTGGGGAAATCCCTCTAGCCCTAGTCTACGTTATGCTAATATCCTACATGAGACGTGCTCCCCTTTGCTTGCATTGGGGGCCTCACTATATGGGTATACGCGTTATCGTGTCAGATATCATATAAATATATATGAGAACTGAGAGTATCCTACTAACAGTATACTATCGCCTGCTAGTGGACGTACGTGAATTGTCGGGAGTATCACTTGATGCTCCTGATGACATATCGTATTCGTGGCTCCTCATAGAGGCGCCAGCACTAGATAAGCAAGTTCTCGCGTTCCTTGAAAATGGAGGTTCCGAACCTCCTTTTCCAGAGTGGTTAAAACCTCTCTGGGATAAGTTCGTCGTTACAAACGATCCGACTTATCTTCGATACGTGAGACAGTTGCTTGTGCTCTGCTACAAAGCCGAGACCGAACCATCACATGAACAAATCAATGACGCGCAAGCGTCGTTTGAAAATACTGATGCGAGTGTTGGCATTTGGAATACGTCTTTTAATAGAGACGCTCCCAATGCCGTACACCGCACAGCTCGCCAGATTGTTACGTCTCTTCTCCGCCAAGTGGCAGGGAAAGGACTCTTAAAGAACATACTTCCTTCCCATGGTCCAGGGTCGGTTTTTCCGGCCAAAGTACCATGGGAGAAGTCAAAGTTCTTTACATTGTATTCATCTATCCAGCGGTTATACCCGTTTGATCAGTTCTACTGTGGGATGTGGTCCTTTTGGGATCATGTCTTCTGTGGAACTTATTCTACGGGTCTCCGTGAAGAGGATGAAATCATCGCTAAGCTTGTTGCTGTCCCTAAAGACTCTCGGGGTCCACGCTTAATATGCGTGCATCCTGCTGAGGCTATATGGATACAACAAGGCCAGCGATTAGTACTTGAAGCAGCTATTAGCCACTCTCCGCATACTGCGGGGAGGATTAATTTCACGGATCAATCCGTGAATGGCAAACTAGCCTTGCGTTCTTCTTTAACAAGGGAATTAGTTACCCTTGATTTGAAGGATGCATCCGACAGGATAAGTGCAGAGCTCGTTCGAGGCCTCTTTGGAGAGACCTTGTACGAGTTGCTCTCATGTAGTCGGGCTACTAAAGTCAAGTTACTAGATGGGCGAGTTATGGAGCTTAGGAAGTGGGCACCGATGGGGAACGCATTAACGTTTCCCATGCAGAGCCTAATCTTCTGGGCTGTGGTTCGTGCTAGCATTATATGTCGTTACGGGGAAACCTGCGATGACATATACGTGTTTGGTGACGATATTCTGTATCCTTGTAAGTATCACGAAGGTGTTATCAGAGGCTTAGTTATGTCGGGACTTGTCCCGAACACAGCTAAAACCTTTGTTAAAGGATTCTTCAGAGAATCCTGTGGCGTCGACGCCTATTGTGGTGTCGATGTTACGCCGCTTCGTGTCAAGGTAGCAGAACTCCAAACGACTCAGGACGCTGTGTCTCTTCTAGACTTGGCCAAAAGGCTAAGAATAGCGAAGTACAGCGTCTGTTCCGCGTTCATATATTCATTGATTGCTAAACGCTATGGAAGGTTACCTTTATGTAACAATCCAGATGCGCAAGGCTTCGTTGAATACGTGGACTTAAGTTATGGCGCCCTCCTAGTCTTGGAGCCTTCTTTGTCTTACGACAAATGGCTTCAGAACTGGTGGGTTCCATGCTTAGTGGTAAAAGCGGTCAATAATGACCGCTATACGCATGATTGGTATCATGTCCAAGACTCACTACTCCGAATCGCCCATGCGGGCGACAAGATTAGTGATCGCGGAACCGAGTATCCGTATCCATATCGGACACGGCTGGTATATGGATGGGC